ACGCAAATTCATCAAGCTGGAGAGACGGACTATTAGATGATTGAAAAAATTACTGTAATGAAGAAAAATGAAAGTCAGCTACTAGTTGACTGTGATAGCGGTATTCTTATGGAACTAAACGAATACTTTAGCTTTTTTGTCGATGGATATAAATTTATGCCACTCTATAAGAATAGAGTTTGGGACGGCAAAATTCGCATATTTAACGGAATGACGCAAGAATTGCCCGCAGGTCTATTGCATCAATTAAAAGCTTTTGCAAAACAGCGCGGATATGAACTTGATTATGAGGACGGTGAGTATGGTTCGCCAGAACAGTACAATCAAGTTGATCCAGATCACATTATGCAATTTATCGAAACTCTAAATTTAAGAAGTCGCGGTAATCCCATTACAGTAAGAGACTACCAATTCGATGCTATATGCACAGCAATTAAAAATAAAAGATCAATCCTACTGTCTCCAACAGGATCAGGTAAATCTTTAATTATCTATGTACTCATGCGTTGGTACATGAAAAATCACGACGATAAAGTTTTAGTTATTGTTCCTACAACTTCTTTAGTGCAGCAAATGTTTGCAGATTTTGGCGACTACTCAACACACGACAGTTCGTTTGATATAGAAAAAGAAGCGCACGTTATATATTCAGGAAAAGCAAAGCATGATCTTGAGGAACGTATTGTTATCAGCACATGGCAATCTATCTACAAACTACAGCCTAATTGGTTTGCAGAATTTGGCGTAACATTTGGAGATGAGTGTCACGGATTCAAATCGAAATCATTATCATCAATTATGAATAAATGCGTTAATACTGCATATCGCTTCGGCACTACGGGCACACTAGATGGTACACAGACACACAAACTTGTGTTAGAAGGTCTATTTGGTAAAGTGCGGAAAGTAACTACAACAAAGAAACTACAAGACGATGATACCTTAGCTGCATTGAATATCTTTATGTTAACCCTAGAATATAACGACGAAGATAAGATAGAAAATGTAGGAAAAACTTATGCACAAGAAATCAACTGGATCGTACTAAACGAATCGAGAAATAATTTTATACGAAATTTAGCTATTGACGCTAAAGGAAATACTCTTGTTTTATTTCAATTTGTCGAAAAGCATGGCAAAGTGTTGTATGATATTATATCAGAAAAAGCGGAAGAAAATAGAAAAGTATTCTATGTATCAGGTCAAACAGAAGCAACAGATAGAGAGGCAATCAGAAAAATCGTTGAGACTCAGGAAAATTCTATAATTGTAGCGTCACTAGGAACATTTAGTACTGGTATAAATATAAAAAATCTACACAACATTGTATTTGCTTCACCTAGTAAATCCCAGATTAGAGTTTTACAGAGTATCGGAAGAAGTTTGAGAAAAAGTGATGATGGGAGAGTTAGTAAGTTATACGATTTAGTAGACGACCTACAGCACAAATCAAGAAAAAATTACGCACTTCTCCACGGCGAAGAAAGATTAAAGATATATACTAAAGAGCAATTCAATTATAAAGAGTATAGGATTAAGTTATGAAAAATAGTAACATTTTACAAATTAAACTTTCAAACGGCGATGAATTATTATGTGATATGATTGAATTACCTGAAGAAGAATATGAAGATGAATTTGAAGTTATTGTTAAAAACGCATTTATGATTGTTAAGCAAGAATTGAGTGGGAACAAAACTCTAGGAATGTTACGACCATGGATGTCTTTCACAGACGATACACAACTAAATCTTGTTTCTCTTAATTGCCAACATATTATGGCAAGAACTATTCCAAGTGAAGATTTAATGAACCAATATGATGCTGCTGTAGAAATATTAAAAGAAAGCAGAGAAAATATAAAATCTGAAGAAATAGACGTTAAACTAGATGCAACTACTTGGATGGAAAGATTAGGAATGAGTCATGTTGATTTGAAATCTGATTCTGATTCTACTGTAGTAAACTTCCCTAGAGGAAACACTATACCCCCGCTTCACTAAGAAGAATCTTATTATAACAGAATTTTCAGAAATGTCAAGATAAAATCGCCTCAATATCAAATAAAAATTTATTTCTTGACTAGATTGAAAAATTGTGCTATAATGTTAGTAATTATGAAGGAAATGTGAAATGACTAGAAAAAAATCAAAGAATGCTCACTATGTAAATAATCAAGAATTTTCTGCAAACATCGTGGAGTATGTAAAAACAGTCAATTCCGCCAGAGATGCGGAACAAGATTTACCTATTGTTCCGAACTACTTAGCGAGATGTTTCCTTAATATTGCAGAAAATTTATCTCACAAGTCTAATTTTATTAGATATACGTACCGTGAAGAAATGGTAATGGATGCAGTCGAAAATTGCTTAAAAGCTGTTGAGAATTATAATATCAATGCTGTAACACGCACGGGTAAGCCAAACGCATTTGCATATTTTACGCAGATCATTTGGTATGCATTTCTTCGACGTATCGCAAAAGAAAAGAAACAGCAAGAGATAAAAGAAAAATATCTGTCCCAATCCGGCATTGAAGCTTTTCTAGTAACAGAACAAGGCGAGGCTTCAGCTAGTGTTGCGACTCACTTTATTGATGTATTGAAAGACCGCATCGACAAAGTTAAAGAATATGATACAGAATTGAAAGAATTTGGTAAGAAGGAGAAACAAATGCGTAAGAAAAGAAGTGTCAATGTAGACTCCGATCTAAAAGATTTTCTAGAATGATGGGTGATATAGTCGAGTTTCCTAAGAAATCTGAAGCGGACATTCAGTATGAGGAACTTGAAGCGCAGCAAAAAATTATTATGGAACAAAAACTTGAAATTGAAAGAAGATTGAATGGCAAAAATAGCAATCCTGAATGATACCCACACAGGTATTAGAAATAGCTCGGATATATTTTTAGAAAATGCATCTAAATTTTACAATGAAATAATGTTTCCCTACTGTGACGCCCAAAATATCAAGCAAATCTTACACTTAGGCGATTATTACGACCACCGGAAATTTATTAACTTCAAATCTCTAACGCATAATAGAAAAAGTTTTCTAAATCCTATGCGTGATCGTGGCATGACTATGGACATTATTCCAGGTAACCACGATACATATTTTAAAAATACAAATGATTTAAATTCACTAAAAGAATTATTGGGTCACTATATGAACGAAATTCATATCATTATGAAACCCACAGTGATGAACTATGGCGGTCTTGATATTGCATTACTACCCTGGATTACATCCGAGAACTATGAAGAATCTATGAACTTTATCAAAAATTGTAAAGCGTCTATTCTTGGTGGACACTTAGAGTTATGTGGTTTTGATATGATGCGAGGTATTCAAAGTCATGGAGGTTTAGACAAAAATATATTTTCAAGATTTGAGACTGTCATATCTGGACATTATCATACAAAGTCTCAGCAAGACAACATTATGTATTTGGGCACACAGATGGAATTTTTCTGGTCAGACGCGCATGATCCTAAGCACTTTCATGTGTTAGATACTGAAACCCGAGAAATAGAAGCTATTAGAAATCCATTCACATTATTTGAAAAGATAGTTTATGATGATACCAAACATGATTATACGTCATATAATGTCGATAACCTAGATGAGAAATTTGTAAAAATAGTTGTAGTAAATAAGTCTGACCCCTTTACATTCGATAGATTATGTGATAGAATACAAAATAAGAACATACATGAACTTAAAATTGCAGAGAACTTTGAAGAATTTATAGGAGAAAGAGTTGGTGATGAAGGTGTTTCTATAGAGGATACGACAACTTTGTTGGATAGCTATGTAGACAATGTAGATACAGATTTAGATAAAAATAGAATCAAAATTGAAATGAGAAATCTTTTAACTGAAGCACAAGTATTGGAAATATCTTGATAGTATTTAAATCATTACGTTATAAAAATTTCTTGTCTACGGGCAACAACTGGACAGAAATAAATTTGAATAAAACAAAGTCCACATTGATTGTTGGACAAAATGGCGCTGGTAAATCTACGCTACTTGACGCGCTCTCATTTTCTTTATTCGGCAAACCTCATCGTAATATTAACAAGCCGCAGCTAGTAAACTCCATAAACAATAAAGATTGTGTCGTTGAAGTTGAATTTACTGTCGGCAGTAATGAATTTAAAATTGTGAGAGGTATAAAGCCTAACGCATTTGAGATTTGGACAAACGGCTCTATGGTTGATCAATCATCACATGCTAAAGAATATCAAAAAATCTTAGAGCAAAACATTTTAAAGCTGAACCACAAATCGTTTCACCAGATCATCGTTCTAGGTTCATCCTCTTTTATTCCTTTCATGCAGCTACCTGCCCAACACCGTCGAGATGTTATTGAAGATTTATTGGATATCAACGTCTTTTCAAAAATGAACAGCATTTTGAAAGAAAAAAATGCAGTACTAAGAGATAGGTCAAAAGAAATAAAATATTCGTTGGACTTGTTAGATAATAAAATTTCAACTCAAAAGAAATATATTGACGGTATAACATCATTGAACGATGAATTTATTTCTAAGCGCAACGCTGATATTGAGAATATTAGAAAGGATATCTCTACATTAGAAAAAGAGAATGTTGTATGTGATGAATTTGTCCAAGAAAATCAATCTAATATGCAAACAGAGTTGAACAAAGCTAATGATAAAAAACAGACACTTTTGCAGTACCAAGCGCAATTTCAGACAAAAATAAAAGCACTAGTCAAAGATGCAAAATTCTATGAACAAAACGAAACGTGTCCAACATGTACTCAGAATATTGACAGTGTACTGCGTGACACGAACCTTGCGGAAGCACAATCAAAGGCTAAAGAACTAAAAGAAGCTATGGAACAAGGCTCTAAAGAGTCTGCTATTGTAGAAGAAACTATTGAGCGTTTTACTGGGTTAGCAAATAAGATCCGAACAGAGTTGTCGACCATATCATCTAATGGTCATACGATTTCTAGAATGCAAACACAAATACAATCTTACCAAGATGAATTAAATTCGAAACAGAGCGCGTCTGGTGATCTAAATAAGGCAAATACTGAATTAAATGATATGTTTGATAATCAGAAAAACATAAATTCTGATAGATATGAATTGAACGAAAATATGCTTTATAATAGTGTTATGACGGAAATGTTAAAAGATACTGGAATTAAAACTAAAGTTATTAAGGAATATCTTCCGGTTATAAATAATCTTGTAAACAAATATTTGCAAGTTCTAGACTTTTTCGTACATTTCGATCTAGACGAAAGCTTTCAAGAAACTATTCGGTCTCGCCATCGCGATGCTTTTTCATATGATTCATTTTCTGAAGGAGAAAAGCAGCGTATCGACCTAGCACTATTATTCACTTGGCGTCAAATAGCTAAGATGAAAAATTCTGTAGCTACAAACTTATTGATATTAGACGAAACATTTGATTCATCATTGGACCATGATGGGGTTGACAATCTTATGAAAATACTCTATACTCTTGACGATGATACTAACGTGTTTGTCATATCACATAAAGGCGAAATACTAGATGGAAAATTCGAAGAAAAGTTAGAATTTTACAAAGATAAAAATTTCAGTAAGCTAAAATAAAAAGGTTGACAATACAAATAAACTATGATATAATAATTCAGATATACACAATGGAGACTATATTATGCGACTATCTGCACAGACAATTGAGATTCTCAGAAATTTTGCCTCGATCAATAGCAATATTGTTATTGATGAAGGTCAAACCATTAGAACTATTTCCGAAGCAAAAAACATTCTGGCTAAAGTTACGGTTGAAGAAACATTTCCACAAGAGTTCGGTATTTACGATCTAAGTGAATTTCTTAGCGTACTGAGATTAGTAGATGAACCAAAACTTACATTTGCTGATAAGCATTGCGTTGTCGGAGATTCTTCAGGTCGTTCCAATATCAAGTATTTCTTTTCCGATACTGAAATGCTCACAAAAACCACTAAAGATGTTAGAATGCCAGAAGGCAATATTAAACTGACACTAGACGAAAACACACTTGGAAATGTCAAAGCAGCTGCCAGCGCTCTTGGTCATTCAGAATTAGTTATTCAAGATGGTGGTGACGGTCTTGCTAAATTGACAGTAACCACCTTAGAGAACGCAACCGCAAATACTTATTCTATTGATATCCCTGCCACTTCTGATATTGCTACATATAAATTCGTGTATAATATTAATAATCTTAAAATTCTTACAGGGACTTATGATGTTGAAATTTCATCTAAACTAATTTCAAAACTAACTAATACTGAGAACGGACTGCAATATTGGATTGCACTTGAAAAAACATCAACTTACGGAGAGTAAATTAAAAATGGCTGATAAAGATCCACATAAAAAAGCATATGACCTTATGAATCAAATTTCGCGGAGTGCTATTGCTGTTATTGACACAGTTACACAACGCGGTGGTTTTAGAGGAGAAGAACTTTCAACTATCGGTCAGTTACGTGATCAATGTACGCAGGGAGTGCAGGTTGTAGAAAACTATAAACAAGAGCAAGCTGAAGAATGAAAATGAAGTTGGGGGAGAGCAAATGCTCTCCCTTACCACTTGACATTATGCAACTAATGTGTTATTATATGATGAACAAAGCGAAAGATATTAGATGAGTGATGAATTCCTATGGGTAGAAAAGTATCGCCCGATTACGATAGATGAAACTATTTTGCCAAAAGATTTGAAATACACTTTGACTGAAGTGATAAAAACTGGTGAAATACCAAATATGTTATTTTCTGGCACAGCGGGTTGTGGTAAGACTACGGCTGCAAAAGCTATATGTAAAATGCTAGATTTAGATTATCTAGTAATCAACGGAAGTGAAGAGGGTAATATCGACACTTTGCGTGGTAAAGTTAGACAGTTTGCATCAACAGTATCATTACAGGGTGGATACAAAGTTGTTATTCTCGACGAGGCAGATTATCTAAATCCACAATCTACACAACCAGCACTGCGCGGCTTCATTGAAGAATTTTCTAATAATTGTAGATTTATTCTAACTTGTAATTTTAAAAACCGCATCATTGAACCTTTACACTCTCGGTGTGGCGTATATGACTTCAATACATCTAAAAAAGCAATGGCATCATTAGCCAGTCAGTTTATGAAAAGATTGAAAGTTATTTTAGAAACTGAGGGTGTTGAATATAACGATCCTGATGTTGGTGAAATTATATTGAAACATGCTCCTGACTGGAGAAGGGTATTAAATGAAGTACAGAGACGGTCTATCGGCGGTGTACTTAGTGCTGGTAGTTCTAGTAGTTCTGGCATGGATGAAATTAGTACTCTCATAAAACTGCTTAAAGATAAAGATTTCAAGAAAATGCGTATCTGGGTTGCAAATAATATGGATACTGACAGTAGTGCTATTTTTCGCGGCATTTATGATAAAATGTCTGCTACTGTTAAGCCAACGAGCTTACCTGCGGTTGTTCTTATTCTTGCAGATTATCAATATAAAAATGCATTTGTTGCCGATGCAGAAATCAATACGGTAGCTTGTTTAACAGAATTAATGTCTAATGTGGAGTGGCTATAATGTCAGCAGATGATTGCGTAATTTTTGATTTTGAGACCCTTTCTTCGGACGTCAATAGAGGTGTTGTCCTATCTATAGGATTACTTACATATACAAGTAGTAGATTCAGCAATGATCCTTATACTTATGAGGAATTGCTAGAAAATACAAAATATATGAAATTTGATGTTACTGAGCAAGTTAAGAAGTATGATAGAAAAATTCAGAAAGGTACATTAGATTGGTGGAATACGCAAGGTCCTGAAGCTAAGAAAGTTCTTGATCCTGATCCTAGTATTGATCAATCTATCGACAAGCTGTATAACTTTTTCGTAATAAATGTAAACATGAATAATCTAAAGACTGTATTCACTCGTGGCAATACATTTGATATTCCTATTCTTGAAGGCATCTTAAAAGAAACTGGAAATGCTATTCCGTATCCTTTCTGGATGGTACGCGATACAAGATCATATCTTGACGGTCTCTTATATGGATCAAATACAAGAAACAGTTATATTCCTGACGGCTGCAAAGAAAAATTCATAGCGCATGATGCCCGGCACGATGTTGTGATGGATGTGATGCGTATGCAGACGATTATAGAGGCATTATAATGAATCATTTTGATTATTTAAATTCAATCAATATCAAAAAAGACGATATTATGGTAGACGATTTAGCGGAAAAAGCGTATAGCAGCTGGATGGTAAATCGAGGTTTATCTTATTTTCACGATACTATTGGTATTGCAAATCAAATGAATATTAACCATACTATTCCTGCTAGAATGCAGTACGACTTTTTGAATAATATGGTAAGAAAACGTAAACGATTTTCTAAGTGGTTCAAAGCAGAGAAAGTCGGAAACTTAGAGTTGATAAAAGAGTATTACGGATACTCAAATCCTCGTGCTAAAGAAGTGCTATCTCTTATTTCGAAAGAGCATTTGGACCATATTAAACAAAAGTTGAGTAGAGGTGGTAAAAAGGCGCGATAACGTAAATTCTTAAAATGTATAAATAGCATTGTCATGTAATGAAAATATAAGAAAAAAAGTGAGTTGACAATGGATGAATCAAATATAGTTGCTTGGACCCCCGAATCCATGTTAGAGATTACCTTAAACGAACCAGACGATTTTCTGAAGGTTCGGGAAACTTTAACTAGGATCGGTGTTTCGAGTAGAAAAGAGAACAAATTATTTCAATCGTGTCATATTCTGCATAAGCAGGGTAGATACTTTATAGTACATTTTAAGGAACTATTTCTACTAGATGGTAAAAAATCTAACCTTGAAGAAAGCGATGTTGCCAGAAGAAACACTATAGCGACACTCATTTCTGATTGGGGATTGATTACTTTAGTTAATGGTAAGGCAGCCGAAATTATGGCACCTCTGCGACAGATTAAGATTATTCCTTTTAAAGAAAAAGTAAATTGGGAATTGTGTCCCAAATATAACATCGGAAAAAAGTAAATCTACTATTGACATAATTAGATTAGCATGTTAGTCTAAATATAAGAAATAGAATCAGTCAAGGAAAAAAAAGATATGAAATCTTTTAAGTCTCATATGCTTAATGAAAGCGCCCTAAGTGCATTAAGAGTTGCTACAAAAGCACACGAAGGACAGTTTAGAAAAAGTGGTGGTAGATATATTGCTCATCCAAAAGAAGTTGCGAAGATAGTCGCAAAATTCAAACCTAAATCTTCAAATCTATCTGCACTGGTTCAAGCTGCATATCTGCACGATACGTTAGAGGACACTGACTTGTCGCACGATGATTTGGTCAAACAGTTTGGTGGATTAGTTGCAAATTTAGTTGATCAATTGACAACTAAGAAAGACGACCTCGAAGCTGCCGGCGGCAAAGGTGAATATATCAAAGGCAAAATGGTCAACATGACAAGCTGGGCGCTTGTTATTAAACTCGCTGATAGATTAGCAAATGTATCCGATATTGCAAAGCAACCAGCATCTTGGCAAAAGAAATATGCTGGGGATACAAAACTAGCGTTAGACGCTGTAAAAGCTGATCGTAAGGATCTTAGTCCTACACATAAGAAAATTATAAAAAACATCGAAACTATTATAAAACCTTATGTGAAAGGAAAAACACTATGAAATCCTTTACTAGGTTTATAACTGAATTGACAAAAAATCAACGTAAGAAAAAAGAATCTTATGCATTGACCTATATCAGGCAAGGCAAGATGGGTATTCTAAGGATTCGACCATTACCAGGCAGTAAGTGGGTTGAGGTTCGAGGCAAAGCAGGATTTGAAAATGATTACGACGAAAATGATTATTTGCACAGAACCATGTCTCTTATAGGCAAAGGTGTGAATGTATCAGATTTTGTAAATGGTACAGAGGTTGTATTATATGATAGGGGTGATCCGACAGCAAAGCTAGCCGTAAGAGCAATTAGAGCAATTGTCAGATATCCAGATGCACAACACTGGTAAGGAATAACCCATGAAAAGTTTTCTATCTCATCTGAATGAAAGTATGGTTGATGACCTTCTGTCAACGCAGATACGAAAGGCGATCAAAAAAGCTGGTGGTAAAATCTATCAAATAGGTGGTGTTGTTCGTGATGAAATGATAGGTAAAATATCTAAGGATCTTGACATTATCATTGTTGGAATCGAGTTAGATGATATAGAAAAAATTCTAAAGCCTCATGGTAAAGTCAACATGGTAGGCAAGTCGTTCGGTATTCTAAAATTTGTTCCTACAGGCTCTACTGAAGCTGAAGATGTAGATATTTCTGTGCCAAGAATTGACTCGAAAAGCACAGGCTCAGGTCATAAAGACTTTGAAGTAGAACTTGGTAAAGGCATTACACTACAGCAAGATCAGCTAAGACGCGATTTTTGGATAAATGCACTAGCGAAAGATATTGACACTGGCGAGATAATAGATGTTGATGGTAAGGGCATGAAGGATATAAAGAATAAGCAAATCCGCATGATCAGTCCAACCTCGTTCGAGGATGATCCTCTCAGAATGTTTCGAGCGGTGCAGTTTGCATCAAGATTTGATTTTACTATCGAAAAAGAGACATACAAGGAAATGAAGAAAAGAGCAAGCACTATCTCTACCATTTCCGCAGATAGATTCCAAGAAGAATTTAAAAAGCTTTTCAGCAAATCTAAGAAACCTAGTATTGGTGTAAAAATATTATTCGATTCTGGTTTGATGAAACATATATTTAAATCAATTAAATTAAAATCAAACGATTTAAAAACAATAGACGCTCTTGGCAAAAGCGATTTTGCTGTATTCATGGGAATATTACTTAGCGACTACGGAAACAAAGCAGGTACAACTGGCAAAACAGTCATACGACTTTCGAATACGGATGCAAAAATTGTCCAAAATGTCGTAGATTGGAAAGAAGGTATGAATAATGTTGAGCTTGCAAACTATGCCAAAGGTGTTGATGTTAGAGCTATAGACACATTTTTATCCGCAAAAGGATCTAAAACGCTGTCGAGTAGACTAAAGGGTATAAAATATATTTCAGTAAAAGACATGCCGATAGATGGTAGAGACGCAGCTAAAGCTGGATTTAAAGGTAAAGCGATTGGCGATGCAATGCAATCTGCATTAGAATTTTCTATCCGAACAGGTAAAACGAACAAAGACGATTTGCTAAAACATATAAATAGTAAAAAAATAACGCAATAAAAAGGCAGACTTAATATGATTAAAACTTTTAGTAAATTTGCAGACGGAGTTGCTGTAAAAAAGGCAAAAGAATCAAATAATAAAATGC